CCCGCCGCGCCGCCCGACCGCGGGTTCCTGCCAGAAATCATCCGGGAACGGCGCGACATGGACGGGGATTTCGTCGACCTGTTGACGCGGGCGGGACTCGACGTGTCGGGGGGCGGCGACTAATGCCGACACTGCGCGCCGCGCCGACCGTGTCCGATTCGTCGTTGATCATCAACGGATTGATCGCGCTATTGGGGTCGGATGCCGAACTCCTGGCGTTGATGCCCAACGGCGTCTATTACGAACTCGCCGCGAAGGGGGCGACCCGCTACGTCACGGTCGCCCTGCGCGGGTCGCACGACGTTGCGGAATTCGGGCGGCGCGCGATCGAATACGGGGACTACATCGTGAAGGCGGTCGGACTCGACGCGCGATTGCCCGCGATCGACGACATGCGCGCGGCGGCGTACCGCATCGATCAGGTCTTAGAAGATCAACCGTTCGTCGTCGCGGGGTACGAATGGATGACGACGTATCGAACCGAAGTCATCAACTATCCCGAAGTGGACGGGGAAAACCAGTCGTTGCGTTGGTATCACCGTGGCGGCGTCTATCACGTAGGGTTCGCGCCGACGGGCGCATCGGGTAGGAAAGGGAACCGATCATGATCAAAACAGGGCGGTACGGGGAAGTGTTGTACGACCCGTTGGGCGTTACGCCCGTCGTCGTCGTGTCGTTGAACAAGTGGAAAGCCTCATTCAAAACCAACAAACAGGACGTGACGTGTTTCGGCGATGCCAACAAAGTCTACGTCCCCGGGTTGAAGGACGTATCGGGCACGGTGTCGGGGTTCTGGAATAGCGACCCCACGGCGTCGCCGATCCTGTTTGCCGCGACGGACGCGGAAGTCCCCGGCATGTTGAAGTTAGTCCCCAACAACACGGAAACCGCGTTCCATTGGTCGGGACTCGCCTACCTCGACGCCGACATTGATTGCACGGTGGAAGGCGCCCCCGCGGTATCGGGATCGTTTTCCGCGGCGGGTCCGTGGACGATGGCGGTTGGACCCTGACGCGGTAACACGGGCGCGTCGTGTTTCGTTCGCTTGCCTTTCGCGGGCGCGGCGGGTCGTTGACCTGGGGGTACCGAACCGCCGCCGACCTGACATCCTGGGCGGTCAACCTGGAAACGACTGCCGCGGGCGGCGACGGCGTCTGGAAACTGACGGCGACCCTAGGACGCGTCGACAAATTCCAAATCCGGCAACGCCCGTTGTTGTTTACCGCGCCGCGCATCGGCGGGCGTTGGTGTTGGCCCGTCCTGGATTTACAGGTCGGCGAGTCCGCGATCCTGGCGAAACTTGGACCCCCCGAACAGTAGGGATCCCGTATGTCTAGATTTGTTCGACCCGAAACCGTGACGTTGGCAATTTCGGGCGGCGACACGATCACGATCCGCAAACGGTTGACCAACGGCGAACGTCGCGCCATGTTCGCGCGCATGTACAAGGCGGGCGTGACGCCGATGCAAGTCGACACGTTACAAACGGGACTCGCCGTCGTCGCGTCGTACCTGATCGACTGGACGTTGACGGACGACGGCGGGGCGCGCGTCCGACTCGACGGGGCGACGCCCGACGACATCGCCGTGATCGTCGACGGACTCGATTGGGATTCGTTCGTCGAAATCAAGGAAGCGATCGAACAACACGTCGTCGCCATGGACGCCGACGCGTTGGAAAAAAAAATGACGAACGATACCGCGGTCGCGTTGTCAGTGACCTAGCGATCTGCCGCACGATGCATTGGACGTATAGCGACGTCCTGAATTTACCGGCGGATATTTACGACATCCTGATCGACGAATTGTCGAAGTCGCATGACGGGGACGAGTAACGAACAATGGCGACGCCCCTTACCGGAAAATTGCAGGCCGACTTTTCCAGTTTCTACGACGCGGTCACGAAAGCCGACGCGTCGTTAGACACGATGGAACAGGGCGCCGCGAAAGCGGAAATCGGTCTGAATAAAATGGTCGCGAATTTTTCCGGCCAGAAAATTATTCAGCAAGCGCAAACCGCCGTCGAAGCGATCAACCGGATCGGCGACGTGACCGATCTTACGGAAAAGGAACAAGCGAAATTAAACGCGACCCTGACGGACGCAATCGCCAAGTACGCCGCCCTGGGAAAAGAGGCGCCCGCCGATATGTTGGCGTTGGCGGAAGCGACGAAACAAGCGGACGAGAAATCCGAAAACCTCTTTACCCGTATCGCAACCGGCGTCGCGACGGGCGAACTACTCGCCCAGGCATTACAGAAGATCGGGGAAATCGGGTTAGAGGCATTCAAGCAAGTCGCCGAAGCGTTGCCCGCCGTGATCGAACATACCGCCGCCCTGGGCAATTCCCTGTACGAAATGAATTTGAAAACGGGCGCGTCGGTCGAATCGTTGTCCGCGTTCCGCTACGTCGCGTCGCAAACCGGGATCGAATTCGATTCGATCGGCACGTCCCTATTCAAAATGGAAAAGTTTTTGGGGTCGACGGGCGACGCCGCCGTCGCCGCGCAAAAACATTTAGACGGGTTGGGGTTATCCCTCAACACGTTGAAAAACGAACGATCCGATCAAGCGTTTATTGACATCATCGCCGCCCTGGAAAAGATCCCCAACCGCGCCGAACAAGCGGCGGCGGGCGCCGCTATTTTCGGCAAGGGGTTCAAAGACATGGCGGGGTTGGCGTCGGAAGACATCCATAAGTTAATCGGCGAGGCGGAAGAACTCGGATTGGTCATGTCGACCAAACAGGCGGCGGCGGCGCACGTCGCGGAAATTGGGTACAAGGCATTTGAACTGCAATTAGAGGCGGTCGGGACGCGCATCGGCAACGCGTTCATGCCCGCGATGATCGGACTGGAATCGGTCTTACAAACCGGATTTAAGGCCGCGGTTGACCAAGCGAATCGCAGTCTAGAACAAATGGGCGGCGGCGGCGGCGTCCTGGCGACCGTTGCGAAAGCGATGGGGACGGGCAACGAAGCAACCGCGGCGCAAATCAAATTGTACGAATACCTGCGCGACGGATTGGTCGCCGTCGTGCGCTACGGGATCGAACCGTTGGTCACGGCGGGCGCGGAACTGGGGAAGTTTTTCGGCGAAGTCGACATCGTCGTGCGGGGCGCGGTTGTCGGATACAACGCGACGAAACTCGCGATCGCGGAAGTCGCGGAGGCGATGTTAGGACTGCAAAAGATTACGCAACCCTGGAACGCGGAACGCCTGAACTACGAAACGTTCGCCTGGCACGTCATGGGGATCGAAGCGAAACAATCCATGGCGTCGCAACAGGTCGCGATCGACGGGTTGATCAAGTCCGATAAGGAATGGGCGACGACGTCGGCGAACGCGCACGCGACAATCGAGGCGGGACTGCGCGGGATCGAAACCGCGAACGTCGATATTGCGAAAGTGATTAAAGACGCGACCGACGTCGCGCAACACGCGTACGGCGGCGTCGGCGATGCCGTCGACACGACGTCGACCAAATTAAAAGGGTTCGCCGCGGAACTGGCGAAACTGACGGCGGAAATTGATAAGGCGAAGGCGGCGGGGGCGCCCCTGGCGGAACAGGTCGCCGTGTTCGGGCAGGCGGCGCAAACGGCGACGGACAAAGCGCACGCGATGGGGATCGCGGTATCGGCGGATCTGCAAGCGGTCGCCGACGCGTTTACCGACAACCAAATCGGCGCGATGTGGGCGAAAACGTTCGCCGACATGAAAACACAGGCGGAGCATTTCGTCAACGAAGGGACGAAAGCGATCAACGCCGCGAACGAGAAGACGGCGGATTCCATCGCGAAAAGCCAAACGCAACAACTGGCGGCGATGACGGAGTATCACAACAAAGTCGCCGATATGAACCTGTCGGGCGCCGACCTCGCGATCAAACAAATCGATCGGCAACACGACGCCGCGATCGCGAAACTCGACGAAACAACCGATCACACGACGTTTGAATACAAACAGGCATCGGCAGACATCGATCGGTATTACGCCCATCAACGCGACATGGCGTCGGGGACCGCCGACACGATCGAAGCACGGATGCGGCAACAGGGCGTCCATACCAAAGCGGACCTCGACGCGGAGGCGGCGGCGGCGACGCGTGATTACAACCAAATGAAGGATTCGGGGGAATACACGGCGGCGCAAATCCAGGCGGCGTGGAAACGGATGTCGGACGCGAATCAGGCGACCGACGGCGTCTGGATGAGTGAATTAAAAACCGCATGGTCGAACCTGCCCGGGATCCTCGACTCCGCGATTTCGGGCGGCGGCGGGTTCGCGGCGATTGCGAAAAAGGCATCGATCGGATTTGCCACGGATTTCGCCAAAGGGGTCATCGGCGCGATCCCGATCATCGGACAATTCGCGGGACCGATCGTCGACGGACTCACGAAAGTGTTTTCGTCCATGTTCGGATCGGCGGGGCGCGACGCGGTCACGAAATTCGCCGAAGGGATGGGCGGATTTGACGCGTTGCACGTCAAATTGGACGCCCTGGGCGCGTCGGGCGAACAACTGTGGATCAAGCTAACCCAGGGCGTCGGGAAGAATAACCCGCAGGAAGCACAGGCGGCGATCGACGACGTGACGAAAGCGTTGAACGATCAGAAATCCGCCCAGGACGACGCCGCCGCCGCGACCCAGGTAACAACCGAAGTCCAAGCGCAAGCGACGATCGAAACCGCGACCGCCGCCGCGCAAGCGTTGGACGTCGTGTCGTCGAAACTCGGCGACAACCAATCCGCCTGGAAGGATTGGTCGTCCGTCGTCACGGGGGTTCTACAGGACGTCGCCAACGCGGTCATGGCGATCCCGATTCCCTCGCCCCTGGGTCCGCAACTGGCGGGCGCGGGCGGTCCCGTGTTAAGTGCGGGCGCGAGTAGTTCCGCACTCCAGATCGCCGCCAACAAAACGGCGAACATCAACCTGACGTCGAAAGTCCAAATCCAGAATAAAGACATCGCGACCGCCGTGTCGTCCTACGTGTACGACCAAGGGTTGAATCGGTAACGCGATGGCGTCCCCCGCCTATGTCCTGACGATTGCGGGCGTCGCGCAACGGTTCCAATTGGGGTCGTTGCAGATTTCCGAAACCGCCAACGCGCGCAACACGTTGTCGATCGCGGTCTATTCCCTCGACGGGACGTACCGCCCCGCCCTGGACGCCGACATCGTCGTCACGGAAAACGGGGTCCGCATTTTTGGCGGGACGATCGACGGCGTCGCGGAATCGGGCGTCGGCGGGTTAGGACTGTGGCGGATCGTCACGGCGATCAAGGGGGTCGATTACGGGGGCATCGCCGAACGGGAACACGTCGGCGCGAACGTGCCCGCCGGTACGTTGCACGCGTTTTTGGTCGCCATGTTGGTCTATCTGCCAGGGGTCACACTCGACGCCGCCCAGGTCGCGGGACCGGCGTTGCCCGCGATGCCGTACAGCTACGACAAAGTCACCCGGGACGCGTTGAACGAGGCGTGCGTCCTGGCGGGCGGGTACGTCTGGGAAATCGACTACGCGAAAACCCTGCGGGCATTCCTGCCAGGGACGATCGCCGCCCCCTTCAACGTCGCGGCGGGCGACGGGCATGTGATCGGCGACGTCACGGTCGAACCCCAACGCACGTCGGGGCAATACGCCAACCGCGTCATCGTCCAGGCGGGGACGGGGACGGCGAGGATTACGCAATCCTGGGTTGCCGACGGCGTCGCGACGCATTGGGTCACGGATGTTCCGGCAACGAACGACTGGCCTGGGACGTACCATCGCGGCGGCGCCGATTTGCCCCTGGGTCCGTACGAACCCGGCAACACGGGATCGCAGTGGCCGATGCAATGGGATTCCCTGACGCACGCGTTGTATCAACGCGCGGGCGACGCGCCGATGCCGAACGGGACGGCGTTTTCCCTCGCCTACGTCGCGCAATACCCCTTCGCCGTCGTCGTCGACAACGCCGCCGAACAAGCGATCCATGGGATTTGGGATCTCGCGGTCGCGTTGCCCGACGTGTTCACGAAACCCGACGCGGTCGCCTACGGGAACGCGTACCTATCGACAACGATCGTCGTGCCGAAACAGGTCACGTACTTAACGGAACAGTTAGGCGCGCGTCCCGGCATGATGCAAGTGATCAACCTACCGACGCGCGGGATTAACGGGACGTATTTGATCACGTCGGTTCAGACGGCGAATAGTCGCGAAAAAGCGATGCAACGGACGATTACCGCGATCGAAGGATCGACCCTGCGCGGCGCGGCGCCCGACAATCTATTCAAACAATGGTCGGGCGGCGGCGCGGTCGCGGCGGCGTCCGTCACGACGGCGGCGAGTCCCCCCCCGGGCGGCGGCGGCGGGTCGGGGCGTTCGTCCTACTTCCTGGGCGGGTCGGGATTAGAGGCACGACGGACGAACAACACGGGCGATTGGGTTCCGGCGTCGGGCGGGTCGGCGATCGGCCAG